GCTTCCTTCTCACTGGGCTTCTTACAGAACAATACCGCACCGCCTCCTATGAATGGTTCCACATAAACCTTATGGTCTGGAATATATGAACAGATTGTCTTGGCTAAATATTTCTTACCACCAGAACTGCCGAATGCAGGTCTTATTCCTTCCTGTAATTGATTCGCTAAATCATCCAGTTCTTTTATATCATCCGATACAACATTGATTCCACGTTTATTAATTTCATTCCTTAGCAGTATATATATATTTATAATCTCTTCATCCTGCGGGCTTGAACCACGTGCTTTGAATATCTCGTTTATGTTTATTAATCTACCAAGTAATTCTTCGTTGGTTTCTTTTGTCATTAATTCTATATCCCAATCGGTGGGGTCATAATCAATTACTTCTTTTTCTTCTTGAATAATTCCCTCCAGTAGTTTATTCACATTATCTGGTATCTCCAGTCCCTGTGATTTCAATGCTTCAAACACCATAAGATAAAGTTCTTTTGCATGAGGAGTCCATGTTTCAGGATGGAATTCCATTTTACCGCGTTTAAGTATTTCCTGTAATATCTTCCCTGTTAAATCCAATATTTGTTTTTCGGTGTACTTGAATTTTCCTGTGTCTTTTAATGTAGCCCACCATCCAGAGACAATTCTCCAGTCGTCTCCAAGAACCGCATCTGATATTCCTTTCGGACTGTAAGTTTCAATGTCTACAATTTCAAGCAGTTGTAAGGCTCGTTCATGAATGTCCATGTGTCCTCCTTAAAAACAGTTATAACAGAATTTGATTATTTCATTGAGTTTATATCCATATCGAATGCCCATAAAAAAATGATATGGAATTAACATAATCTGATACCATTTTTTAAATGACAACCAACACCATATTCTGAACCACCTGTCATTATTTTTGATAATTTTCTTTTCATACAAATAACCGAATATCATTTATTCGAACCTCTTATAATAACATGGAGCTGGCGGGAATCGAACCCGCGTCCATTAAATAAGCTGATTGACATTTATCACAATATCCTGTTTATCTAACAGGCAACTCTTTGATGAAATCCTCATTTTTAATTCAAGGTTCAGGATTCCTCTATCCGGTTAAGTCTGACCCCATAGTTACATAACCAGAAAAATCTATATTTTACTATGGGCTGGTAGCTTACGGAACTGCTTTAGGCAACTGCTTCGACTCTTTCGAGTCTGGCAAATGCTTCATCGGCAATCCTTTCGGCTATTGCTAAAATATTGTTTTTAGCAGTTTTGTTTGGTCTGGTTTTTACGGAGCCTCCAGACCAACTCCGTGTGAAAGTCAAAGAACAATATCTAACGTCGAGCCCTGTTCAGCCCCGATGCAAACATTTATGCACAGGCACTTTAAGACTCATTGCCTGTTTAATTTTTTTTACTGCTTTATTAAAAGTTAGGTTTTGATATTCTGCAAAATCACATATCAACAAATATAATTTCCATATCTTTCTATCCGAAAGATAATTTAAGGATAATCCAAGCAAATTAAATCTATATCTAATATCTTTTACAACATCGCTTTCCGTATTCCATTTTAGCATTTTCATTGTTCCCAACTCCTCATGAAAGGACGGGTATTACAGTTACAATTCACAGCGTGTTCTGGAGGAAGAGATTCATCTCTTGGATACATGGCTTCAATTCCGTTTCCCATATCGAAAGGTTCGTTCACTTTCCGAATCTGGCCATTAAGAATCAGATGCGATACAAATCCTCTCCCGCCTCCCATGTCTTTATTCCTGGGATTGATTCCCGTTACCCATTCCTTCTCCAGTTCCGGCAAAGTCTTGGCAATCTCTGAATCCTTGGCTTGCCGGGCCACTGAAAACATTCTCCCGATTTCTGTCCGGGCAATAACATCTGAGCGGTTAAGATATCCCGCCCGTTTAGATACTCCCAAGATATCATCTATCTTCCTGGCCGCAGAGAATGCATCCTCGCCTGTCAGGATGCTCCGCCTCAATGTCTTGGTTATATCCCCACGCATCTCATCTGCCAGGTTCTTTATCAAGTCTGCGGTATAGGCTCGCTGGGTAGCAAGGAGTTCATCGGATATCCCAGCGAATCTATAAGCAATCTCTGTTCTCCTTAATATATCCGGTGTAAGATTCTGCCCTGCTTCGAAGGACTTCCCCTGCGCCCCGGTAACGGCATCCCGCATCTGGCTTTCATAGGTAGCGATTTTGTCATCGATAACAGCCAGCGTAGATTTCAGATGCATGATATCCAGCCGGGGTACGCCTTTCAAGGTTTCGGTTATCTCATATCGGACCCGTTTCAAGTCCCCTAATATCTCCCGGACCGTATCTTTATTTAACAGGCGCATATCTTTCAGTACCTGCCGAACTCGCATATCCAATATTCCTTTACGTTCACTATTTGATAGCGGCATCAGTCATTATCTCCTTCATCGGAATCCCCTGTATCAGCCCTGGGTTTATTTCCATAGAGGGTTTTGAGTTTATCATCAAGTTTTTCTTTGCCTTCCTCTTCCACGGACTCTTCGTTATCCCTGGCCTTCATCTCCTCGCCTATCCTGGAGACAACCCATGTGAACTTCTTGGCGGCATCCTCGCTGGTAATCCAGCCACTTTCCTCAGCCACTGTTAGTGCCGTTGTTATATTTACTAAGGCTGAGGCAATAACCTCTATTTCTTTCTCATCTATCCTTGGAAATGTCAGATAAACTTTCGTGTTCTTTTTCTCCGCATTAAGTTTCTTGGCTATTATCGCCTGATGAATGACGAACCTGAATATGGTCTGCATCATCCATCTGAATGTTTTCTGCCGGGAACGTATCATTTTTTTTGTAGGCAGATCCATAACCATAGCCGTGCCTTTAGTCAAACCCTCGCCCATAGCAAACCATGTTGGCGGTACGCGCAGCCCTGCAAGGAAATGGTTCATTAACAGCCTGGCCTCTGATGAAGCATCCTGGGAACCCAGTTCAGGTGATTTTATTGTTAACTTGGATTTTTCATTATGGCCGTATATCTCATTTGAACGGGGTATATTGAAACCTTTAAGTTTCGTTTTTATTTCATCCTCGTTCAGCCCTTGCATCTCCAGGTCGTATACTATCCGGTTCATAAGGTCTGCCCTCTCTGCCCGGTTAAATAAAAAGTTTTCGTAGGCATCTATGGCATCCGCAGTAGCGAATAAGTCGCTGCGGCCCCGGGGCTGGTTCGTGACATTGTTTATGGCAAAGAAAAAAGCCTCCCCTTTCATGTAACCGTATGTCGGGGAATTAACATCCTCATCCAGATTGATTATTGTGTATTCATTTTTAGAAACTTTATCTTTGAAGGCATCGAATAAAATATACTTGATTTTCTTTTCAACGTTATTTATGTCCGTCTCAATCTTCTCTACCATCTCTGGGTCGGTATAACCCAGGTTAACCTCTCCATTTGCTTCGTTCACAAATACCGGATAATACTGCTCGCCATATAACCCTATCTCTTTTGCCTTCTGGTCCTGTTTGTATTCCCACTGGTTAATAGGCGATTCCCAATGCGCCTCAATAATACTTGCAACATCCTTATCCTCGCAACTCCAGGTCACGCCATCTCCTATAACAAAATCTTTCAGCATTTCTATATACGCATGGCCTATGCCGTTTTTATCGTAAAGGAAATAAGCTATTTTAAACATCTTCGCCTGTTCTATCGGATTGAAATCTTTTATCGGTGTGGTAGACAAAGGCCTCCAATCCCGGTCCTGCCGCTCTACCTGCAGTTTGGTGATATTGGCTTCTTTTAATTTCTCCGTGAACTTCTTTTCTACCGCTTGACTGATTGCGTCTTTTGCGAAAGCATTAACTAAATAAGATTTCATTCCCATATCTTTTTCCTCCCAGTACCAGATAATTGTTTAAACCCTGCTTTGTTGGGTTCGTTTTCCGAGTCTGATTTCGTTGCAATCCCTGCCGTTACTCCAGTGCCATAGGCCCGGACACAGTTCCACGTTACTCCGGCCACAGCATCAGCGGTATCCTTCCCGCCTTCCGTGGGATGATCTACTTTGTCGCTGTCTAATTCCAGCTCGCCCAGTTCTTTAGGTACTACCGCATATTCATGGCACCGGAACTTATCAGAATAAATCTTCTCTTTCAGCAGGTCATGCTGCGCTTTCTTGATATACAGATTTTCTACAGAAAGATTTTTCTTTGAGAAGGTCTGCATCAGGGCTGCAGCTGCCCATGTATCATAGGTGATAAGTTCCGGCCGGAACCGTTCATGGAGTGTCTCGCAGAAGGATTTCACTTCCTCCAGGTCAATCTCGCCCCCGCCTTCCGGAGGTACGAACCGATGAATCATATCGATGACAATTTTTACCCCTTCGGCATGGCCCAGGCAAATGGCGTAGGCATCATGGCTTACCGAAGGATCATGGTGCTCGAAATACTTGAAGCTGGCATTGGCAAAGAACCATTCCTCGAACCTGTGCTTGGTATCTACCGGATTCTTGTAGCCCTCGTTAACGCTGTTCTCGAAGCAAGTCTTGATCCTGTGGGGTTCCCGGTAATATGCGCCCTTGGTATAGCCCAGCATACAGGCCTTATCCCGCAGAAACTTCTCCGGGTTCTTCCGGTATGAATCCACGTGTTCTACCGGTATCTTGACCCCGAAGTGCAGGAACGTCTTCCCGCAGTATCTGTCCGGCTGCATCTCCCATTCAGCCATCCAGAATCCCAACATTGAAGGAATGATTTTGCATTTACCGTAAAGTTCAACCATGAAACCTTTATCATGGACCAGCGAAGATATTGACACCCGCTTGCCATCTTTCCCGAAAGGGTCTGTGGATTTATCTAATGCCGAATAAACTTCCTCCGCAGAATATTTCCCGTTACTCGAACGGAACCTGTCGAGCTCATCCAGCGAGACAAGCTTACAGGTATCACCCACCAAAGAAGATGAATTCGAATTACCTGATTCTATAAAAACATTGGTATCGAGGAAGTGATATGTGGTCCCGTTTAATTCCGGACGGCGGGCTTTATAATATGATGACCGTTCTATGGCCCCTCTGATTTTAGCAAATATCGTTTTCTCCGCCTGCTTCTCATTCGTCGCAACGTTCTTGATGTATACCTCTTCCCCCGGCACAAATCCATATCTCCCGCAGACATCGCCTATCTTGTAGAGCTCGTATTCCTCTATCATTGCAATCACTGCAGCCAGTGTCGTCTTACCGCCTTTCATCCCTATCATTAAAACCAATTCGGAATATTCTCCGCCCTCCACCCATGTAGTCTTGCCCTGCAGGTTCAATTTCCGCAATGCCTTCTTGTCGTCATCGGTCAGAAGCTGATGTTCATATTTTCCATCATAAAATGCTTTCAACACAAGCCTCTGCATCGGTTTAAGATTTATCGGCAAATACTTATCGCAAAACTCTATTGGATTAAGTGTCCGGTCAATCGTTTTTAATGGTTTGATTTTTTCTTTGCTCTGGTCTACATGAAGGTTCTTATCTGCCCCCGGCGGGTATAGTTTCACGTACCTGTAAATCTGGTCATCTGATACCTTTAACGTAGCCATTATCGTTGACCTCGGGATTCCTTCTTTCTGCATCTCATATACCCGCTGGGTCAACTTCTTTATCTCTCTCCTCGTTCTCTGCTGGCCTATGTTCATGTTCCCTTTTCAAACTTAACAAACCGAACTCGACCTTCCTCATATTCCAAAACTACATCGTATCCTGATTCGTCTAATTCCTCGTTCCTTTCAAATATCGGCTCCTGATTGTTTATCTCTGCTTGAATCCATCGCAATGCATTTACGAACCCGCACATCTCGCCCTGACATATCAGATTCTCTTTCTTGATGAAGCGCAGAGTGGATTCTATGTGTTTCAGTATAGTCCGGCTGCTCTTTACTTCCAGTCCTTTCTTTTTACATTTCATGCGGTATCCCTCCGGGTTAATGCTACTATACGATTTCAGAAAAAATAATGTAACTTTTCCGACGACTGGTTCCGATAACTGATGTTATGTTAACTTAAATAAACCTCCTTCCGACGATGAATATAATTGCGGGTAATTACCGACGAGGAATGATACAGATACAGGATAGATACATTTGGCACACTCATTGTTCTTAAATCTGAAATGAGTATTAATATAATATATGAAATAATCTTTCAGCATAATGTATTATACCACACGCCACCACTGTTTGTCAAGTGTCCCGGTGCGAATGGTTCTTAATCATTTCAAAATGGCAGTTCATTGTTGCTCTTTTTTCCCTCTGCTTTATCTGGTTCCACATAGAAATGCAAATCAAACGCGCCATCAAAGAAACTTTGTAGTT